TCTCGGAAGTGCTCCGGTGAAGCTGTTGTAAATATCAATAATACTCTTGTATGAGCCATCTGCTTCTTTCTTGCCGACCCAACTTTCAACCAGATCGACAACTGCCTGTCTTGAATACATTTTCTTTTCTTCCTTTCCTGAATCTGCCTTTCCGTCTGTGACATACTGCTTTATCCAGCGGACGCAACACTCGTGCCTGCTCTGGAACTTCTTGTCCCCGACCTGATTGTTGTTGCTTGTGTCCTGCTGATCGAGCAGGAGGGATGTGAAGATCGTGTCCGGTGTGTATGGCTTCGATGCTCTGCCGAAGATTCTCTTCACTGGTCCCAGTCCTCCGAGATGTTCGATCTCGCACCACATCATCTGCGCTTTGATGTCGGTCACTCCATACGCTTCTGCGCTCTTGATGTATGTGTTCATCAGTTCAGAGAAGAGTTCGTCCTGACACTTCTTTCCGGCATCCGTTGTGATGATCGCGACCAGAGCCTTCTTCTCCGCTGCGGATGGATTCCATCCGGTTGCCTCCCAGTCAACGGACAGCTTCTTCTCGATTCCTGCCGTGTCTGCCTTTCTGAACGCTGCGGCATCTGCGGCCAGAATCATTTTGCAGAGTCTTCTTCCTTCGTTGCCATAGTTCTGCGCCCATCCGAGAGTGCAGGTCTTCTCGTTTGAAGAGTTCGCTGCCTTGCCTGCATATGCTGCGTAGTTCTGTCCGCCGTAAATCTGACCACCTGATTCCACTCCGCCGATGATCTTTGCCAGTATTTCAAGATGTTCTTTTTTCATATCCTGATACCTCCACAAAAAGAGGCGGATTGCTCCGCCTCCTGTTCCTTGCTGTTCTTACTGCTCATCTTCGCCTTTGATGGCATCCGCTTCCAGAAGCTGTCCTTCTTCGATTCCGACGTTTGCTGCATCAGTCAGACCTTCTCCGATGATGTATGCGATCACGGATGCGCCTGCCATGATGATAGCAGTCACCTGTGTTGCAGTGTTCTCTGCTCCGCCTGTTGCTACGATCATCATAGAGACGAAGGACGCAACTGCTGTCCATAATTTTCTACTTGTCAGTTTTTTCATCCAGTTAATGTTTTTCATGCTCTTTTCCTCCTGTTATAAAAATGAATTTTTCTCCATGCACTTCTGATAAACCTTGTCTATCTCCGCGATGGCATTTCCTGCCTTGTTGTTCTTGTAATTCGGATGTTCCAAACAGTAATTCTCATAATCTGAAACGTCATCCAAAATCTGATTAAAAAACTCTTCAGAATGTTCCACTCCTCTCCTCAATTCGTCTGCAAATCGGATGATTCGTGTTCGACACGCATCTGCATCGTCCTTGTCCATCCTGTTTTCCAGTTTGTCATGTTTCTCTTTCAGGTCCTTGACTTCCGTCTCAACTGATTCCAGTTTGTCCATCATGTCCTTGTTCATGGTCTTTCCGATGCCTCTTGCGACGGCAGACCACGGATTGATCTTGATAGGTGCGATCTGCACCAGTGTCATCAGGAGCAGTGCTGCTCCGCCTCCTGCTTGCAGCCAGTCATACAGGCTCATGTTCCTCACCTCCTCTCATGCTGAATAAATACTGGCAATTCTCGCACGGCTCCTGTCCGGCCGGGATGTGGTAGTCCTGACATTCACCACATGAACCAAAAACAGGACACTCCGGTCCCCGGCACTCTTCAAGAGTTCTCCGGCAATGACCGTCATGTCCTGCGTGACTGCACTTGAAATTATTCTTTCGGTGCGTCCTGTTCTTTCTTTGCCTCAATGATCTCCGCCTTCTGGTCTTCGGTAATCCATCCCCTTGTCACCGCATTTTCCAGACCTGTGTCATTCAACCTTCCTGCAAGGTACAGTTTTTTCAGACGATTATACATTCTCTTCACCTCCCAAACTTGCAACGATGAGGTCATCCACAATGCCGCTCAATTCTTCGTTGCTGGCTTTCAGTGCTGCATTCTCATCCTGAAGTGATGCCACCTGTTCCTGAAGAATCTCCATCTCGGTCTTCTCTTCACCTTCCTGCTCTGCCTTGATTGCTTTCTGTAACCATGCTTCACGGTTCTTCTCGATTGACTCTTCCAGATTCTCTCTGTATTGTGTTTCCAGAGTGTATCTGTCATAGGTGTACACCTGATCTCCCTCTTCTTTCTCGATCGGGCCTTCGATGTTCTCATAGAAAATGACTGTGCAGGTTCTTCCGACCATTTTCGGCAGTGCCTCAATCTCATGCTGCACAAGCGGCTTGATGTTGCTTTCTGTTCTCATTGCTCACTACTCCTTTCAGCAGTTTCAAATTGATAAACGGCTTCACACGTTCCTTCCAGAAGTTCCATGAATCCGAATTGTAAATGAATCCCATGTATGAGATCATACCGGATGCGTTCGTCGGTGAAATGTATGAGATTTTTGAAATCTTCTTCGCCTTGTGGCTTATCCTGAACATGATTGACTTCCGCAGTGTTGTCCATGCGCCTGCATGGAATTTATACCCTAAGAAGTCCAGCGGTCTGTCCTTCAGTGGAAAGACCTGCCAGTTTGCTTTCACCTGCATCTTGACCTTTCTCAACTCATTCGCAATCATTCGGAGTGCTTTGTGTAATCTCCGTTTATTTGAATCAAATAGGACTATATCGTCCACATATCTTGTATGGTGCTTTGCACCTGTTTTCTCTGCGATCATGTGATCTATGTCCTGAAAGAAGAAATTGCAGAACCACGGCGATGTGTAGAGTCCGACCGGAATCCCTACTGCGTCAACTTCTGGAAGCATCCTCGTGTGATCTGCCATAGGTTGCTGATAACTGGCAATCAGTTTGAAAGCAAGGTTCAGGAACTTCCTGTCCTTGATCTTCTTTTCCAGTTTCTGCCGCAGTGCTTCATGGTTCATTGTCGGATAACAGTGGTGGACATCCAGCTTCAGGACTTTACTTGTCCCGATCGGGTCACTCTTTATCCAGTGTTTAATCATCTTTCGTGCTCCGTCCGTACCTTTACCCGGTACGCATCCGCAGGAGAACTTGTCGGCTCCGTGTTCAACAATCTCTCTGAAGACCTGAACGAACGCATGATGGATGCACTGATCTGGATAGAACCTCGGCACGGCGATGACTCTCTTTTTCTTCTTGATGCCGTCATAGATTTCTCTGATCGTGTATTTTGCCGGAACGAAGGTTTCATTCACGAGCATTTCCTGAATCTTTCTTGCATAACTGTCGATGTCATTCAGGATTCTCTGCACGGACGGCCGATGCGTTTTCCGCTTCGCTGCCCTTTTGATCGCACGTTTGATATTCTCAATATCCGTCACTCTCTCGAACAGATGCCCGATTCTCTTCGTCCATACGATGTTTTTAAGTTTCTGTAAGTGCATTTTGAAATGGTTTCTCCTATCTCTTTGTCAGCCTCATCGGTTTTCCAAGCAAGGTACTAGCCGATGCCATTCACGGCTTTCATTTTTGCCAAGGGGCAAGGACAGAATTTTCATCCTGTTCCGTACCGGAGTACGGAGTGTAAAGTCACGATACATTTATACCAAATATTGAGAAATGTATCTAAATTAACGAGATATTGACAAAGTGGGCGGCCGCCGATGTTCCAGTTCGAATTCCCAGAGCCGTTGTTGCAGTTCCGGTAGAAGGGGCCATCGTTGACACCGTTGCTCACGCGACCCCCGGAAAAGACCAGCTCACCGCCTTCGGCGGCCCAGTAATAGTCAGGGAAATACGTTCCCGAAGAACCAGTCGCATCGACGCAGATTTCAATTTCCGGCCATTCAGGGTCATATCCGAACTTCTTCACATATCCGCCTGTCTGTGATGCCTCATAGCCTACTTTGAAGTAATCTCCCTCATATACCTTGTCTGCATAGCTGCTGCGCTTGTTGCAGTAGTAATGCTGAAACTTCTTGATATTGTCACCATCTCTGAACTGCCACATATTTCCGAACCAATCCTCAATGTACAGAAATCTGACGGCCGTTCTTCCGTCAACACCTTCGACACGACCGTTTGCGGACTGCATCTCGATTGTTGCTCCTGTCTTCTGTACGCAGGACCATATATGATGATCTGTCGTGATGTTTACCGGGTCCCCATCAAAGAAGATGTTTGATGCGCTCTCAATCTCTGCGGAGTCTGTGATCTGTGTCACCGTTCTCTCTGCAAATACGCTCTGGCTTCCTGCTGATGTTCCGATTCCGATTCCCTGACCGACAGTGAATCGTTCCGCCCAACTCTTTGCGATGGTGATGTAATTTGTGTTGTTTCTCGCCTGAAGTGCCACATTTGCTGCGTTATCATATGGCATCTCGGAACGACCTCTTCCGAGGATTGTCTGTGCATTTGTTCCTGCGAACATTACAATGAACAGTGTATCGAGCAGGTGCATCGTCCATACATCATCCAGACACCACTTGTCACCCTTTGCAGTGCATAAGGTTCTGAACTGTGCTCTTGTCTTGTTATGCAGTGGGAACACTCCTGCTTTTGATTCCAGTTTTGTTCCTTCTGTGTTGAGTGAGCCGTTGAAGATTGGAATGTAAATCTTCTCGCTCTGACGATCTCCGTCAGTAAACGCATGGTCAAGATGACATCTTCCGACAGGTCCTGCTGCCACCCATCTGTATTCCCACTCTACTCCGTCTGAATCTGTCTCGAAGTATCTTGCTGTGTATACCTGCGGCACTTCGAGCATGACATCTCCGTTGCTTCCGTCCCACTGGAAGTCTGCATCACCGAGATATGCGTTCACGCTCATATCCTCTGCCACATTACAAGGTTTCACGGAGTTGTACGGATATACGCTCGCCATGAAGTCGTTCTGTACAGTTCCGTTTCCGACCGCCGCCTTCGCAACCAGTCCGATCGCTGCTCCGACTCTTTCCCATGTTGTCGAAGATGCTCCGACCTTTCTTCTTGCTCCATAGCCGCGCAGGGCATCGCTCTCCACTGCGGTCACTCTTGCTTCCAGTGCTTCGAGATCGCTCTGAAGGGCAAGTGCTCCGGCAGACTTGATGGTCACGGTTGATGCGTTCGCAACTTCAAGATAATAACTCATGTTGATAACACTCGGAACCACTCCGTTGTATGCAGGCATATAGTCGGATGTGCTTGCTGTTGCGATGGAGTACAGAATTTCGCCCTTGTCCGGGTCAGATGCAAACACACCAAACTCTGTGATGTCATATCCTGCTGTCAGTGTGCTGTTCTCCATTGTGATCTTCAGCACCAGTGCTGAATCTGTATTGATAACTTTGTTTGAGATCGGGAATGTCTGCTTCACGGTCTTCAGCGCAGTTCTCTGTGAGATGTCCTCGCTCGAAGTATATGAGCCACTTCCCGACTGTGCCTTTGTGATCTGAATGGCACATTTTCCTGCCTGCGCTTTTGCGAGCAGTGCTTTTCCATCCTTCGTCAGTTTTCCGGGATTCCAAATAAGCATTTATAATTCCTCCTATCGTACTGTTGTACTTGTTTCTTTTACTTCACCATACAGCGCAATGTTCACGCTGCTCTCTTTTGCTTCACTGGCTGTTGTCAGATGATTCAGGACTGTCGTTGTGTTCTCCACATTGGTCACTCCTGCTGCACTCTGGCCTGCTGCCGTTTCAGTCTGTACCTGAATATCATTTCTGACGGTTGTCTCTCCGACCGTCTCTCTGATATATCCGGCCGCATACACTCCGTTCGGAACATCGTAGTCTCCGAGCAGTACGTTCGGAACGATGGAGTCCTGCGTTGAGAACATCCATGTGCAGGCATTCATGCCGGATGGAATATTTCTCTCGACGATGACTCTTCGCACATGAGATCGCACGTTCTTGACCTTCTGCACGAGTCCTGTCAGTTCCTCCATGATGTCTGATGTCATCAATGCTGATGTTACGATGTCGAATGTTCCCGGTGTGTATGGAGGTTCGTCGAAGTCGAACCACTCCACGACCTTTCCACCTCCGAGAACGACATCGACCATCTCTGATACTGCTGCCGGGGTTCCTGCCTTCGTGTACCAGTTCAGAGTGTTCTTGATGATCGCTTTCTTCTGCTCGATCGGCAACGTCTGCGAATAGTACATTGCCCTCTGCTCCACCGCAAAATAATCCAGTGTTTTCTCATCCAGCTTGTCGATGTCAGAGAAGCACTTTGTCTTCTCTGCCTTCTCGATCACCATTGCAACTGCCTTTTGAAGTGCGTAACTGATTGCCTGCATCTCTGGTGATTTCTCATCTTTCCACATTTCGGCAATTCCGCCCTCTGACAGTTTAATCATCCTCAATTCCTCCATAGGCCACTTTCTTCGTTGTGACCTTCGCCACGGCTGTCTTCTCAATCTTCCTGAAGACTGGTGCGTTGATCTCCACTCTCTTCGCTCCTGCATCTTCGAGCATGCAGATCAGCTTCGACGGATTGATGTCGCGTCCGATCTTTGACCGCTGCCATACGATGTAATTCTCGACGGCAGCATTGACCGCACTCTGAATTGTGTTCGCCTGCGCTGAATCACTCTTGTTGATGTAGTATTTCAGGTCAAGCGCATATTCTACTGTGTCCGGTGCTTTTACGATCACTTTGTCCGTCAGCGGACGGATGTTCTCATTGTACAGATAATCCTGCAATGACCGGATGATGCTCTCGTTCGGGAGTTCTCCATCGTTCATGATGAACTCGATCAGAACCTCCGTCGGATTCTCGCTGTCGATGTATACGTCCGTGATGGATGAGTTGAAAGTCTTCACCCAGTATCTGTATGACTCTTCCGGTCCTGCAACTGAATACTTGCTCGGCGCGATGTAGATTCGCTCTGCAAGGCTGTCATCTGATTCGATGTCAGTTCCTCCTGTTGATTCTTCCACGCTCTCTGCGCTCTGGATGTATGCGATCGGGTCCACAAGCACGTTGATGTCTCCTGCCATCAGTCCATTTCCTGACGTTCCTGCCGTCTGGCAGGTGCAGATCAGTTCGATGCTTTCTTCCCCTGTTGCGATTTCTGCATATTCATTTGTCTCGAAGTACAGTTCGCCATTCGTGACTCTTGTTCCGGCCGGAATTGCGACCGGATGCGGACGCAGGCCAGACAGTGTGAACTTGACTTTCACGACTGCTGCCTTTGCAGGTTCTCGCTTGATTCCTTTCAGTGCGGCCAGATTGTCCATAAACTCGCCGTAACTGTATTTCAGCAGGTCCTGCTTCCCTGCACGATCGACATAGAGCAGTGCCTGATATATCTGAATTGAGCAGGCATACAGAACCAGCGCAGGAGGGTCTGCCCTTCCCAGTGTTGTCGGTGTTCCGGTCAGTGTCTCATATCTCTCCTGATAGTCCGACACCATTTGCCTCTGCACATCGTCCAG